AGTGTTGGTCTCAGTACTGCATTCCATGTTTCATCTAATCTGCTTACGTCTGCGGCTTCATCTATGACCACATGATCTAAACCTAGTCCACGTATGCTATCCGGATTGTCTACACTACGCAACATAATGATACTTGCGTTAACCAGTGTTATGGTTAGTTCTGATTCATTGATCTTCTTTATCCAATTCTTTTCACGTAACATTTCTTTGAGGTCTTCCCACACAATTTGTTTGGCCATACGATAACTTGGTGCTACATACATTACTTTGGAATTGGGTTGTGCGGCATGTTTTGCCAATGAGGCTATACTTGCAAACGTTTTACCGAAACGTCTACCTGAAACAACCACCTTGAAACGTGCAGGGTGATTCAGTATTTCTTTTTGAGGTTCTGTTAACTTCATCTATATACCTTTAAAGTGAAGAGTAACAGCACTATCCATAACACGCATAATTTTAGGAGAATTACTTGATGCTGTACTGTTACTCTTCGTCTAACCAAGGAAGAGGTGTTACCCCTTCCTGTGCTACTGGGTCATTGACTAAGCCTAACCAGTTCTTAGCCAAAAATATCTGTATTGCTGGATTATGCTTTTGAATTGCGTTCTCAAGCATTGCTTCCATAAGCCTGTGTTTGGTTACTTCTCTGGCTCGTTCTACTTCGTATCTAAAGTTATTTATAAAGGTGTTCTCTTTTACACCAAAGAACTTTGCCATATCTGCGTAACTGCAATGCAACATAGCCAATCTGCGTACTTGTTCTAATTCTATGACCTGTTTGTTCTCACCACGTCCTATCTGTATACCTCTGACTATTTTGTCAACATATCTACGTTGAGGTTGCTCTTTGTATGCATCTCTTTCAGCATCTGGAAAGTCAAGATATATCTCTGTTAGTTCTTTTTGTGGATTTTCCCTTGAATCGGGAGTAGAGTTATGGTCTTCAGTCATATTATTCCTGTACTATCAGTATTATCGCTACTGTTTGCGTAATTGCAGTAATATTTATCTTTTTTCAGTATTTTTGAGATTATTTAGGTACAAGCAGTAAGTATATGTGCTTGTCCTAACGAGTCTACTTCGGTAGTAAATAAACAAAAACCCTAAAGGAGATGTCCGATAGGGTTTTTTTATGTGCCTAACACATACTTTAAAGTATACTCCTTGTATAATTTAAGTTATTGTAAGTCGGCACTAAACACGGCTTTGTGTTTAATCTTACACACATATTTACTATAAAAGCCTGTTTATTTGACATATTCTGATGTGTAAAGTAAATAAACACTATGTTAACCAAAGAAGAATATCACAAATGCAATAACAAGAAACAAGTTGCAGAACATTTGCAATGGTTTTGTCAACATTGGTCAAACAGAGACGATTGTCCACAACACTTTGAGGACATGATAAGACGTTTTATTTCATTGAGCACTCAAGAACAAAAGAAGTTCTATGTGATCAATGACAAGTTATACACTATCGAACAAGTAACAGAGAACTATCAACTGCTAAACCCTAATGGACATAGAGCAAGTAAGTATACTAAAGGTTGGTATAAAACCAATTAGTTCAACCAACACTTCGTGTTAGTTGTTATGTTTCGTGTTTATTCACTCGCTGTCGCTCGTTCTAACCACTCACATAAATTACTTCGTAATCACATATTAGACTATATGATTAGATACTTGATGTAAGGTTGATCAGTCGTAAGGAACCGTTTATAGGTTCCTTTTAAAAAAACACTTGATGTGAAGGGTATCACAGCCATGCTAGGAAGTAGGTATTTGTACATCTAACACACAGGATCTCTCACTCACTCCGTACCTACTGAGGCATACTGTTACAGTATTGAGAACTTCGTTACCTTATATGTTCTCTGTTCGTGTGTTATGCGATGTTGTTCGATAGTTAACATTCTATCTATAGCAATACGTCAAGTGTAGGGTTCTACTTTCAGACTTCATTGGAAGTGTCTTACTATGTTACGAGTGCTGTATTACCAGCCCTTTCTCAGCAGTATTTCTAACCGGCCTGCCAACCTTATGTGTTAATTATGAGGGTTCTGAATTGATGCCATGTTTGCCTTGTAATTCTATTTATGATATCTCCCTATTTTTGTCATAAAAATTTTGAAATAATACCAAAGAAGATAAATAATTATTGAGCATGTGCTGTATAAACATTTGATAAATTCGCTCATAGGTTTATCTCACAAACAATCTAAAAGCCGATGCCATGGTAATTAGAACTCCGTACTTCAATAGAGTGGCCTCTATATTGTACAACAGCCATGCTCTACTCTTATTTCACTTCCTTAAAACGTATTCTCAATGGTTTTGCATTGTACTTCTTTGTTTCATAATCATAACCTAAGTCTTGTTTGCTGAAGTTATAATCATAAGCAACACAAATAATATCAAATAACTTTTTTATATAACGCAACTGTTTCTTTGTGTAATCTTCTGAAGGATTACGCAATTTGTTGCCCACTATACCTGATGCATAACTCAACACACTATTGTATGAGCCTGCATAAGTGCTTTTAGGCATCTCTTTGCTGGGTATTGTACACATTTGATATAAGTTCTTGTCTAAGAACTGTTTTTGTGATACATCCATAACAAATCTTGATATCCAATGGTGTATGTATGCTATTTCATCTTCATGCATACGCAAATGTTTCTTTTCATTGTTAGGTTTTACTTCATACCATACTGTCAAGGTGTTACCCTTAACAGTTGCAGTAGGTATAATAGAACTATGTATTTTAGAGTGGGCCATATTTGTTCTCCAATAACATTATGGTATGATCATAACGCCATGTGTCATAATCATTGTGTTCCGGCATAAGCCAACTCCATTTATCATAAGTGTTTTCAATCAAAATCATTTTGCCATCTACCTCTTCAGGTACTGCATTTACAGTTGCAAACATTCTCATAACATCTTGTTGCCCTTCTCTGGTCAATAACTTTTGTGCTATGTAGTTGTAGTGCAAATCAATGTGTTGTGCAAGAAATCTCTTGCTGTAACCTGTGAGTATTTCACATACTGTAGGTCTAGCACGTCTTTGATAAGGTGTACCGAACTTCATAACTCTCATGTGTATAGCGGCTGGTGTAGTACCTTCTGAATCTGCAAAGTCTTTGACATGCACGCCATACTTTAGTTCAAATCTTGTTATCTTATTGCCTGTTACAGGACAAATTACTTTTGCGTTGTATCTACTCATGTCAAGTTGATCGTTGTTGTATCTGCAATCACCTGTTTGCTCGATCCTCCTACTAAATGAGTGTTGTTACCTGCTTCTTTTTCTTCTAGTTCTTTGTGTCGCTTTTCAAGTTCTAATCTAATCACTTCAAACAATGCAAGTAAGTTAGCAGTATCTGAACTTAGAATAATTTGTTCCAAAGTAGGTTGCTGTTGTGGTTGTGTTTTAGGTCCTGCATACTTCTTCCTGCGAGGTGTAGGAGAACCATTCTTTTTTCGTTTTGCCATTATATGCTCCGTATTGTATATAGTGCTTTATTGCTCTATATACATTTATTTATCCTTTTTAGGCAAAATAGGGGTAAAAAACGGGTAAAAAGGCGTAAAAGGTGTGTTTGGTACGTTTGGTTTATTTATCTTTCTTACGTTGCTTTCTGGTTCTATCAGCATTGTTTGTTTGTATAGTACCTAACTTAAGATGCCTTGGGTTTATGCATATTCTGTTATCACACTTATGCATAACTACATCAGTATTGCGTAAAAAAGTGTCATACCATATAGCATACACAAAGCGATGTAGAAACGTTGAATTTGATTTGAAGTATTCTTCTGGTGGATTTTTAACGTGTATGTAGTTAGAGAACTTGTCTGGTCTATATTCTAAACATTCTCCGCGGTATGTGGCTTTAGCAAAGAACTTTGCTAAACGTTTCCACTTATTCTGTTTTGCGTAACTCACTTTCAACCCAACTTAGTGCAGATGGGCCGCCCCACAAGTAGTATGCTTGTATGGCTTTAGATGTTTCTATGTTTAAGCCTTGATCTCTGGCGTTTTCATAGTTCTCACGAGCCCTTAACAAGTAACTACGCATTCTTCTAAGTGTTGCATAAGATATGTTATCACCATTAGCAAGTTGATTTGCTCTTGCTAAACCTACTCTAGTACCAGCACGTCTACTAGGAGCCACGTTGTCTCGTGCTTCTAACGCCTTCTTAGCCGCGTTTTGTATATTTTTGGGTGCTACTGGCATTTGTGTAATATCCTTTGCTTATACATGCTTATATGCTGTCTAAGACACCATCATGCTAACCACTGTAGTCAACAATGTTCCTAAAGTTAACAGCACAAGTGCCCATACTTTTTTGTCTAGGCTCTCGATCGCTTTAGTAAAATACTCTCTGTTATCCTTAACAGCATCTCTTAGGTCGTCTACTCTGTCAGACAAATGTCCGTGCTGTAGATCGTTGCTTTTCTCGAGTTGCTCAATCTTGCTATGTAGCTCTTGTGCCGTTATTTCCACGTCAATGGTCCTCTTTACAGGCGCAATTGGCATTATCTTGCCAACTGTTCATCAATTTGACTTTCTAAATGTATTTCATCACGTTCAATACGGTCTACACACAATGCAACATTCACTAGTACTGTTTCACTGTAAGACAGATCTTTACTTTTTTTGTAAAGGTATTCGTGTAATTCTGCTTTAGTCATTGTAATATCCTGTTTTTTGTCTTAATTCTTCTAATTGTGCTTTTCGTTGCTGTATAATTACAGGAACAGGCGTAGCATTGCCTTCATCATCATCGTCAGGTGTACTGTACAACCATTCAGATGCTGAATATTTGTCTACACTTTGAAGTTCTTTTACTTTTGCTTCTAACCATTGTGGGCTTTTGCCTTCACAAACATACACAAAGCAATCAGCAAGAACTCCATCCTTGCTTTTGGTTACCTTGAAAGCATTGGCATAAGTATGAAAAGTCATTTCATTATAAGGTATTGTACTTATACTGCCCATAGTATAACTCCTGTAACTCCAGGGACATACCTGGCGTATTTTAGTATAGTATTTTAGCCAATCAACCTCTTTTTGATCTGCTTTTTTGTCTTCTACCATATGCTTCGGCTTCTCTTTTGGTTTTGAACACAGGTCCTGTTCTCCCCCATTTCCAGCCTCCGCTCTTTGCTTTCATTACAGGCATAATTAACCTCTTTTTGATCCTTTAGACTTGTTTTTCTTTTTCTTTCTTTTCATCTTAGCCATTGTATTAGCCTTTACCGTGATTAGATCGATCCATTGTTCTTACAGAACTAAAAGCCCGTCCGTCAATTTTCTTGTTCATGCCTTTTGCTTCATCTCTTCTATCTTTGAGACTCTGCTTCATGTTTTGTTCACGACCATTACGCATACCTAGACTTTCGTCCATTCTGTCGTTATAGCCTTGTCCTTTCCATTTCTTAGCCATTCCTTTTCTCCTTTGAATTGCTGGCGCAACTGTTTTACTTGTTGTAGCCATTATGTTATAAAGTCCGCATATACTGTAGTTCCTACAGTATAAAAACGTAATAAAATTTTTGCACTATCGGCAACACTTTGACTTACATTTGTTACAGCATTTGTTGTGGCAACTGTTTGTGCCGCACCTGAACTGTTTGTAATCTCCATATGCCATTGTCCACCTGTGTCTGCAACGCCTAACGCCGCTACATCTATTGTTACAGTACCTGCACCACTTGTAGCAATGTCTAATTTACTTGCATTTAGTGTTGTGCTAGTTAATGATACTGTATTACCACTTGTGGTAGTGGTAAAGTCTGTGATTTGTGTTCTTACATTTTGCTTTTGTAGTATTTGATTTTCTTTGTATACTACAACACTTGTTGATGTACTACTGTCATCAATTGTTTTTAGTTCTAAATCATTACTTTGTTCTGCAAGTATGAACTGCCAATCTCTGTCTGTTACACTAGGTGCTAGTGTGAATTCTACACTACCTGTGGCTCCTGCCAGGTCTGCAAATCCACTACCAAATGGATATGGACCATTGTCTAGACCATTTGTACCTGCAATAGCATCTGCGGCAGTTGGGAATAATGAAACACCTGTTGCTGTAACAATTTTAGCAAATACAACTGTACCATTGTATGCTGTACCAAATGTACTACTAAATCCAGATATAATCATTGGATCACCATCACTTAGTCCAGAAGGTACACTACCACTAAAGGATATTGTATCTGCAGGTAAGCCACTTAGACCTTTTCTAAAGATGTTAGCACCTGAGTTACCGTTTTGTACAGTAGTGTTTGCGCCACCATCAGATATATCATTTCTGTTTATGTTCAATACTACATCACCAACTACACCTGCACCAGAACTACCACCATTAGTAATTTTTAATTTAGAACCTGTTGTACCTGAATTGTAACCTAGTTCGGCAAATTTAGCATAATCACCTTGATATAAAGAAGAAGGTGTTGTACCTGAAGATTGTGCAGGCACAAAGTCAATTGTAGTATCATTACCTGAACTTAGTGTTAATCTACCACCTTGTATAGCCATATGTCCACTTGCACCAGTGTTTTTATTAGATGTACTCATCAAGTAAACATCTGTGTTACCTGGTGTGGCTTTTGTACTACCTGTACCACTGGCATCCCAGTCATCTCTGGCTTGTACACTTAAGAATGCTGGTGGTAAAATACTTGATGGAGATGTGTTATCTCCGGATGTACCCCAAAATGCTACCCTACCTAATTCTTGGTTTGCTCTTGGATATGTACCAAATTCAAAGTCTGTGCTTTTACCAAAGGCACTTGTAAAGAACAGTCTTGGACCTGCGGCTTGTGGTGTTGAACTTGCTAAAGAGTTATCTGTGTAACTCTTAAAGAACACTTGTGGTGTTTTAGAAGTGTTTGTTGCTTCTACACCGTCCCACATAAGGTTTATACCGTAACCTTCAAAGCCATCAAATTCACCTCTTGGAGATAATGATGTGTTTGCACCAACAACTAAACCAGTTGGCGCCATAATTACTGCATTATCTGGAGTAAATTTGGTCTTACCTTGCATAAGGTCAGACATACTTGCCCAACTGTAATCACTTGCAGTACCATTTGAATATTCAAAGTCTGTTGCTTGATATCCTGACTCAGGATAACCATATGCATCAGCATTTTTAAGGTTTGTGTTGTTAATTGTTGTAGCACTACCACCAGAATTGTCAAAAGCAGATTCTATTGCTACTGCTTGTGATGTAGAAATGTCTACAGCACCTGGTGATATTCTAAAGTTGTCAAGTGTTTGCGTATTTTGTGCATTTTGACTTAGTGTTATAGTGTTTGCACCTGTATCAACACTTACAACATATGTTCCTATAGGGAATGGTCTCTGAGAACCACTTAAAGAAGTAGTATTGTTGTAAACCATGTATTGATTTACTTGAGATAACTTACTAGTGTTACCATCTAAACCAGATATTTCACCAAAATCACTAACACTTATAACTGCTGATCCAGATGTTGCTGAACCTACACCCTGGAATGATTTTAAGTCTGTGCTACCTGAATAACTTAATTTGTTTGTATAGTCTGCGGTTAGTACTCTGTAACCATCACCTTTTGTAAGTGCTACATTTGAATTTACACTATTGAATTCTTGTTTTACAATTACATTGCCTTTTGCATTTATTGTATAATCATTACTGCCTGTACCTGTTAGTACATCTCCTACAAATTGAGCACTACTTACATTGCCACTTACTGTTAGATCACCATCTGCAGGATTGAACACTAACTTAGTAGAACTTACTTCTAGTGGATTGTTACCACTTGTTGCTGAACTAAATGTTACATAATGTGATGCATCTTGTGATGTATCATCTGTGATTGCAATGTTTGTTGCATTTGTGGCGTTTGTGGCGTTTGTTGCTGTTGTTACACTATCTGCTGGTGTAAACGAGAACACACCACTTGTATTGTCGTATGCTAAAGCACCGGCTCCACTTGCAGAGTTAGTTGTAACACTAAAGATTGCTTCAGCACCGTCAATAAACGTACTTGAACTTGTGTCTAGACTTACTGTTACATCTCCAGATGTACCACCACCTGATAAACCATTACCGGCTGTAACACCTGTGATGTCACCTGTAGGCAATACTGGTGGTGTAAATGTAAATACACCGCTAGTGTTATCGTATGCTAATGATCCAGATCCACTTGCAGTTGCAGTTGTAACACTAAAGATGGCTTCTGCACCATCTATGAATGTACTTGAACTGGTGTCAAGTGATACAGTTACATCTCCTGATGTACCACCACCACTTAGTCCGTTACCTGCTGTTACGCCAGTGATATCTCCACCTTCGGCAGGTGTAAATGTGAATACACCTGATGTATTATCATATGATAATGATCCGCCTCCACTTGCGGCCTGTGTTGATACTGAGAATATTGCTTCCGCACCATCAATAAATGTGCTTGAACTAGTATCTAGAGCAACTGTGACTGCACCTGAAGTACCGCCACCACTTAAACCACTACCAGCAACAACTTCTGTTATGTCTCCAGTAGCCGCTGTGGCTATTGCGTTAAATGTAGTACCGTCATTTGTGAGTTCCCAATTGTCTGTTGTTTCATTCCAACGTATGGCAACGTTTGTACCTGCAACTGGTCTATTTGCAAATATATATGCATCTTGATCTGTTGTTTCATTTACATTTAGTGTAACATTACCTTGTATGTTACCTGGGAAAGCACCTGCATCTTCGCCTACTGTTACAATACTTGCTGAATATATAGCAGGACTACCTTGATAAATGATACTCATAAACGATGCTGGTAAGCCATTTACATGACCTGTTTGTGTTATGTTAGAATCATTGTCTGCAAATGCCCAACTTGTCCAGTTACTTGCATGTGTAGTAGTATCTATGTTACCTGCACCAGCACTTCCTTGATACATAACCAGTGTTGCTGATCCACCTTCTACTAAATTACTAAGTGTGATACCTGTGATATCACCTGTAACAGGAATAAATGCAATAGTACCATTTGCAACATCAATTGTGATGTTACCTGATGTGTTGCCTGAACTAGGATCTATAAATTGTTGTGTTTCTTGATAATTCTTTAGTGTAACATTACCAGCAGTTATACCTGCTAATACTCTTGCGTTACTATAGTATAAATTTGTTGATCCTTCTGTTAAATTATCTGTTGTACCAGAACCATTTAGATATAAATTAGTACCTTCTGCTAGATCAGTTGTGCTTGTTGGTAAAACAAAGTCTGTGCTACCATCATTACTGAATCCCCATCTGTCTGTGGCTTCATTCCATATAATATATGTGTTTGAACTTGAACCTCTGTCTACAAATATCTGTGAACTGGCACTAGGAGCACCTACGGCTCCATATTGCATGGTTATATTTCTGTCTTCTACAAACAAATCAACCACTGTTTCGGAGTTGATGTTACCTGTTACATCTAAATTACCACCTACAGTAACATTACCGTTTACAGATAACAAGCCTGTAACTTGTGCATTGCCTGTTGTTGTATTTGATGTTACAGTAAGTCCTGCGGCACTCATATTTGCTGTAGCATTTATAGTACCTGTAGCATTTATGTTACCTGTTGTTGTAACATTGCCTGTGAGATTTGCTAAAGCACCTGTGTATGCAGTTATAGCCGCATTTGCTTGGTCTGTGCTAAAGTATTTGTTTGTTGCACCTTGTGGTAAATCGTCTGTGGTTTTAGAACCAAAGGAACTATTGAATCTTGCTTCAGTATAATAAAAATTTGTACTACCTTCAGGTAAGTCATCTGTGGTTTTACCACTAAACAATGCACTACTGTCAATACCTATTACACCTGTTGTGTTATCGTATGTTACTGGAGTTGTAGCACTAAAATGAGCCCTTACTTCTGTTGCACTAGGGCCTCCATATGTGATTATACCATTTGCTTGATCATAACTTAATGATCCATCACCACCTGAATCTACAACTGATATGGCGGCTCTTATATCTGCGTTACTGAGAATAGCACTAGAACTTACTACAACGTTTGATGTTGTTGATGCAACGTTTACAATACTGTTTGTAGTGTCAACTGTTACGTTGCTAACTGGGACACTAACTGTTACATTTGCCATGCTAGTCTCCTTATGCTACTGATGCCACTGTTACTGTTATGTCTGCGGCTCCTCCGCCACCCATATTGACATCTAACAATTCTATTGTGTCTCCTACATTGTATCCTGTACCTCTGGCAGTTATATCAACATTTGTAACACCGCCTGTTGTGACTTGTACACTAAATGTAGCACCTGTACCTTCTTTACTGCTAAGTCCTGTAACACTATATGCACCAACTACTCTATCGGCGTCAGTTGCACTATTGTCAGTGAATGTTAAGACACCACCTGTACCTAGTTGTACAAAGTTACTGTCTAATGTAGGATCTGCAGGTGATACTGTACTTGCCCAACGTTGCATAAGACACCATCTATGTGATTCAACTATGTCTGGCAATGCACCATTTGGGTCTGTCCATGTAAATGTTACTATTGTTAGTGGTACGTTTGTTCTTGCACTTGGTATAATTGGCCCTGTATATAAGCCTGCTGGTATAGTAAAGTCTACTGTACCTGCGGCGCCGTTATTAGTAATGTTACTGGATGCTATGGCTGTACCTGAGCCACTACCAAAATAACCTATAATTTTACTGTCTGTAAAGTTAGGTAGTCCAGTGTTTCTGTCGTATGCTACTGCATCTACGACCAATGTTTGATGAGTTGCGGCAAATGTATAACTTGATACATCTGTTCCGTAATCATATTTGAATGTTTTTGATGTTGTAGGAAACACTTCTTCGACAACGACATTGTCTGCGCCACCTACATAACTTTTGAAATCTAATAATCGACCTGACATATATACTCCTGAGGGATAAGACTGTTATACTGAGGCATAACAGAATATGTTTTATAATTCAATAGTATTTATCGAATTTTATAAATTTTGTTTAAGTTAAGGATAATGAACGTGGATGTGCAGGTACTTCTACAATAATAATACCATTACCACCATTTTCAACACCACTTTTGTTGTAATGACCACCGCCACCAAACGTTGTAGTACCTGATCCTGTCTGATAATTGGTATTTACACCACCATTACCACCAGCACTATATGTTACACTACTACCACTTATGTCATAAACAACACCTGTACCACCTTGTCCACCAGTACTTGCAGTAGCATCAGCACCTACTGAACCTGCACCACCACCGCCACCTCCGGCTTGTGTTGAAGTTATTGAATCTTTACCATTACCACCTGTGTTACCCTGGCCACTTACTGGTGTACCGCCTGGTCTATCTAAGCCTTCGCCTACAGAGCCACCACCTCCACCACCGGAGCCACCACCTTGTCCATTAGAAGGTTCAAATTCGGTACTACCTCCTCCGCCTCCTCCTGTACATGTTACAAAAGAACTAAATTGACTGTTTTTACCAGATTCTCCAGGATGACTACCTGCTACACCTGTTTGATCTACCCAAATACCGCCTCTACCTACAATAGTTGCGTATGTGGCTGTAGGACCTACACCATATATCAAACGTGTACCACCTGCACCACCGCCTCCTGATTGAAATGCATTTGCACTACCAGAGCCTCCTGCTCCTCCACCAGCAACAACTAATGCTCTAAAACCAAATGTTGTGCCACTTATAACTAGTGTATCATTAGAAGTACTACCTGAACCAGAATATGTATAAGTGTGTACTTTGTTACCATTAACTGTTGTTTCTGTGCCACCGCTACTTGTAACATTAGAACCTGTCCAGGTTAAATTACCTGTTTGATTCAATTTACTGTCTGCGGCTGTAAAAGAAGGTCTAAAACGTAAAGTAAAAGGTTTTGTTGTTGTAGTGTTACTAGCGGCATATATAAAAGTATCTGCATAAGTTATGTTACCATTAACATCTGTAACACCAGATATAAATGTGTTACCTTCTACCATATCATCATTACTAAGTCCATCAAATTCAACAAATACTGTGGTGTTAACAGGATAGTTGCTGTCTAATTCTATGCGTATGCCATTGTCTATAGTGTCTGTGCTTAGTATTGTGTAAGTTGCACTTAGACTTTCTTGAAAAGGCACACCTGCGGCACCAACTCCTTTAGGTCTAAAAAATCCAAATCGTTTACTCATGCTTACTCCGGCTTACTCGGCCACACTATGTCTTCAATGGCTGTATATGTTGTTGAAGGCAAATCACGTAATGCTTGTCTGTATGTTGCCCATTCTGTTTTCTTTGCACTAGACAAAGGTGAATCAGCACCTTGTGTCCAATCACTTGCAGTTAGTTCATGATTACGTCTTGTACGCAAATATTCCATAACATTTATAGTTATGACTTTGTCCTCTACTTCTAGTGTTTCTAAATTTATTTGTTTTGCATTTATATTGCTTACACCTATATCAAGACTAGCATGTGTAGGGTTTTCTGCAAGCCTACGTGTAAGTATATCATCATCCATAGACCTACTTACTATAATTTGTCCTGTTGTTGAATCATATATTGTTCTTTGCATCATTGAGAACCTTTTGTAATTTTAATTGTGTCAAATTGTAGACTGTTAAATCCTCTATCACCACTAGCATTTTGATCAATAGTTGAATATCCTTGTAAGGCAATGTTTGCACTTACTGGTTTATAATCTGCAGTTAAGCCATATGCACTATTTGTTGGATCTGTAGAGAACTCTTGTGCAACATATATAGTAGGTATAAGACTTGTAGTAGGTATGTTATTGAATATGATACCTTCTTGTGGCACTTGTTTGTCCACAGTGGTTGTACCATTGTCAAATTTCAGTACAATGTTTGATCTAAGTGCGGCATCGTATGTGCTTGTTGCGGCACCTATAAGTTGTCCACTTGCTTGGAATGAATATTCACCAATATCAATACCAGTAACATTGAATTCTTCAATTGCGTTTAAGTTGTTAAATGATGTTCCTGATGGTATTGATACATTTGCCGCCAATGCGGCTTGTAATTGTGTACCAGCACCAAATGTACTCATTACTTCGTTAGGCACAAAGTTCTGTGCGTTAAATGATATGTTTGCTGTTTCAGTAACTCTGCTTTTCATACCTAAGAATGGATTAGAGCCATTGATAGCCATACGCACACTTGATACGTTGCCTATTCTTTGATTGTTACTCAAGAACTTGAGATCTACACCTAAGTTAGTTGTTACACCTCCTACAAAGAACACATTAGAACTTTGTCCATATATGTTTGTAGTTGCAGTACCTTCACTGCCATCACTCATTACAGGTGTAACTTTCATTTCCATTTGTGGAAAGAATGTGCCTGTGGTTGGTGTAACTGGTACACTCAAGAAAGGCCCACCTAAATCACCTGTACTTGGTGCCATTGGCAATGTTATACTGCTGTATGCTACTGTACTTACTACAGCACCTGTGGCACTATTTACAACATTAGCATTCACATTGTTTTGATTGTCAGCAACTGTGATGTTGCCTACTGTTATAACACTATTACCAAAAGTGTTCCAATATCCAGGAATACCTGTAGCAGGTAAGTCTCCTCCTAGTCTAACTGTTTCATGTGCATACACACTATCATCATATTCTAACAACACTAAGTTCACAGACAGCATACCATCTTCTGCTTCTTTTTCAGTACATCGCATAACACGAAATAACTTGTCAGTAAAGCCATATGTTGTGTTTGTTAACTTTACAATATCACCTACATCTGTTTGTATAGCGGCATAGTCTGCCTCTAACTGTACAACTAAGTCTTTTCTTGACTGTCGTAAGTCTATTTGTGCAAGATTTGTAACACGTGGTGAGTCATTGCATATAGGATAACGTGTAGTTAATTTATTTGTAGGTTCATTAGGATTTAGATCACCGCTAGGTGTAGTTACAAATACAGTAGCAGTCTGATCTCTTTCTGTACCATCAGGATATTCTGCTTCTATTTGATTGTATTGTGCATACAACTGCGTCGATGTGACATCTATTGCGCCTAAAACATTATCATCATTGAACACATAAGCCGCACTTTTTTCTGCTGTAGTAGCCTCCCTATTTGGTACTACAACAAATTTACCTACTTTAGGATTATATGTAAAGAATGTGCTACATGCTTGACAAATTAGGTCTATGTTTGTGAATACATCGGTGTATGTACCCATCATACCATTTATTTGCCATCTGTCATGTGTAGCAGATGCACCATTAGATTCTTCATATGCTACTTGTTCTGTTGCATAACTTGTAAGTGCGGCAATTGAAGTTAAGTCTATGTCTGAACTGCTTAACCCTGCTCCATAACGGCTGTTTGTGAGATAATCATCTAGTACTGCACCTGGCTCGCTTAGACTGTTTGTGATTTCTGCTGTATATTGGCCTAATCCTGTTAAGCCATTCTCTTGATCATAATCTATTTGAAACACAACGTACACAAGTCCTGAATAATTTGTGTTACCATTTATAGTAGATAATAATGTTGTTGCGGCAACTTTGTTTGTGGCATTTGTAGGAAATATTTGATCTGATGCGGCAGTACCACCTGCATATATTCTCACACGCATTTTGCCTGCAACATCATTACTTGCTGTTGCATTTGCGTCTGTAACTGATTGCACAATATGTGAACTTGCGCCTGAACCAAAGTTAAGTTGTTGATCACCTCTGAACTGTTTAGATACTGTATAAGTACCTGTATCTGTTTTTTCACCTATACAAATAACATAAGTCATTGTGTCATTGCTGTTTGATATACCAGCATCTGTGATTAGTCCACCTGTAAGGTTAGTACCATAAAACACAGGTAACTTGTTGTCTGTGCTAGGTGCTACTTGTACTTTTACACCTGGATCTTTTGCACTACCCATGCTAGGTGGTTTGAAAACACCTAATGCTTTACTTGTTGCTAGTGCAAGACCACCTGCAATAACTCCTGTGACCAAACCGCCAACAACTGTTGCGGCAAATGTGGCACCAAAAACACCACTTACGATTGCACTTGCTATTGCTGTAAAGACTGCCATATGTTATCCTTCGTAAATATAATTCTTTTCAATTGGACGCCAACCTCTTTTCTCTAAATCAAAGTCTGGTGACTGTTCCATGTTTGTCAGTGTAAATCCTTGTATCTCTTTTGCTTTTACCAATGCTTTACCATACTTGATATATCTTAACAGTAACTTGTATCCTGCACTACCCATTCTGTGTTCAGGATCTACCCACCAAGCAACTTCTTTCATTGTCTTGATCTGTGGTAACCAAGGATCTGGTTGTATTTGTCCTATAAGCATACCTATAACTTTGTCCTCATGTTCTGCAAGAAATATACATCCTGCACTCATAAAAGAACACAACAAACGTCTTACCCAAGTATCATTGTACTCTGGTTCATGTTGTGGTGCATATGGAGAACTATTTGCAAAGTCTATCATCATTTCCATAATGCGATCAAAGTCTTGTAATGTTGCTTTTCTTATCTTCATTATCTCATGTCATATCTTGGTGTATCATTGTTGTTACGGCCGCCTCCGCCGCCGCCTCCGCCGCCGCCGTAGCCACCACCACCTGTGTACTCTCTACCAAAGTCAAATGTAGTACCATTTATAACAGGTACTCTGTCAAATGTTTGATCTCCAGGAAAGAAGTTGTCTCTGTCTGTAGGAGATGTACGTTGTCCATTAACTCTGTTCTCTAATATTGTGTTTATACTTGCAACATTTATACCTACAGTATTTGTTATTTCACTGTTTTCTATATCTACTTGTTCACTGATGTTATAATTGGTTATGATACCTTTATATCGAGGATATACGTTAGAAACAGCATAACTGTCATCAAAAAATGCTCTATATATAGTTACAGAGCCACCTTTTACTTGGTTTTGCAGTACTGTTTGCACATTACCCGCAGGTATTCCTGTTAAAACGATGCTTAAATCGCCGTTAGTTGTCTTGATATCCTCTTGAAATTCTCCCACACTAATAAATGCGCCTAATTCTTGATAGGTATTGCTATCATACACAATAGATTTCCAACTATTTGAAATATAATAAGTTGTGCTGTCTATTTGCAAGTCAATTAACAAACAATGTTTTATATTATTGTTCGAGACTTCTGTAATAGTTGTAGCCATTAACCGTCCTCTTTTCTAATAAATTCTAAAAATTCAAAATCACTGTCAAATTGTAACAAATCATGTGGTACTACTGAATATCTAGGTTTGTTAATCATCTTAACACGCCATTGTACACTAGAACCTGCAACAATACCTTTGCCACTTACTGTATAAGAGTCTTGAGGTATAAAAGGTCTGCTCAAAGGTACTGTTATACTTGTACCACTGTATGTAACATCTGCTGTTACTTGATAAGGATATCTATATCCTGATGCTAATTGCACATAATCACCTTTCTTGAATGCGTTACCTGTTGGAGAACCTGTAACACTAGTTGTATTTAAAACAAGACTAGTACCTGATGCACTAGTAACGGTAATCTGTCCTAATTGTGTTGGTGTAAGATCTCCTTGATATGCTGTTATATAACTCAATGATGTATTTGTACTACCAATATCTATAGTGCTTTCTTCAGTTACATCTAGTGCATTCAAGTCTTCTGTAAGTCCCCTATTCGTTGAATACTGTAAGCCGTTGTGCATACCTATTGTGAATTGATATGGTACAGCACTTACTACTTCACTTGTAAGCAATCTACCTGATCTTGAAATACTTTGTCCAGCAACCTTCTTTCTATAGATTGTGGCAAATATTGAATTATCTACTATTGTTTGTAGGCTCATCGTGGTTGTCTCCTCGCACCAACTTGGGTAACGTTAAAAATAAATTCTGGGTCTTGTGCAACTAGTTCTTTGAAAGAACGTGCATCTACGGCATTGATATTGTATGTTACTGCACCGCCACCTAATGCACTATTTGGTATTACATTACCACCTGCTGTTGGCATAAACAATTCAGGACCTTGTTCTCCTACAATGACTGGTCTATTCTTCATAACTGGTCCACCATTTGCTCTACCAAATAGTCCTCCAAAGAAAGAACCTGCAAAGTCCATACCTTTTACTGAACCACCAGCACCAAATGACAAGCCAAACAATGAACCTAATATTGGTTGTATAATTTGTAATCTTAATATATCAGCAAGTATTTGTGTAACCATTTTCTTAAAGAAGTCTTGGAATGCTTCTCCGGCACTTTGTCCTTCTAAGAAGGCTGTTGCTAAGTCTTCACTTAAGGCTTTTTGTGCTTGTCCTAATGTATTTAAGAAGTTATTCATTGCCTCATCTTTCATGAGTGCTTCATTCAAGACATCTTGTGCTCTTGCGGCTTCTTCAGCCATCTCTGGATATTTCTCTATAAGTGCATTTAACTGTCTTTGGAATTCATTATATTCTTCTGTGGTTAATGTTAGTCCTTGGAGACTGTCTATAAAGTCTTGGAATGGTGTTATACCCATTATGCTGTTTAATTTTTCTATAGCAATACCAAATGCTCTAGTAGATATCAACCCAGCATCTAAAAATTCTCTGAGTGTGTTTACTGCTTTTGCGGCAAATACTTGCTGTACTGCCATGTTATTTGATTCTGCTAGTATGTCAGATAAAAATTCTTGATAGTTACTTAATGGGTCGTTACTGTCGAATATTTCTTGTTTGAACTTCTCAACTGATTTACTTGCATTGTCATAACCACGTTGGAATGCTTCGGCGGCATCTGCGGCGGCTTTTGTTTTGGCTGCCAATTCAGCCGCTTTTTCAGCCGCTAATCTTTCTTGTTCGGCTTGATGTTCTAGTACATGTGCATTGTGGTCTGCCGCATCTGCTAATTTGTCTGATGCATCTGTAAAGAAGCCCATAAATTTAGCAAGTTCAAATATGGCAAATCCGGCGGCAATTGCGGCCGCTATGTAAGGAGCAAAGGCGGCAGTTGAGGCAACTAGTGCCGCAATTAGGCCTCTAAAGCCTAATCCTGCTATGCCTGTGCCTAATAAACGTACTGCATCTGTAAGTGTTTTAAAATTCTTTGCTAACAAGCCTGTGCCTGTAAACAATGCTTTTGTTTTGTCAAATACTGTTATGAATATCTTAGATATGTTTAATGCGGCTAGTCTTACTGCAATGAATCCAGCACCTAATATTTTCAATATAGACACTAGCGAGTCCATATTGTCTGCTAATTTGTTTATTGCACTTGTAAGTGACTGTATACCACTTGCGGCATCTTCACTAAAGGTGGCAAATAGTGCAACTTTGAATTTATCTACAGCATCTCCTAACTGATTCAATTCAAAATTGATTAATCCTACCTGTGTGCTGAGAGCACCACCAAAGTCTTCTTGTAATCCTGCAAGTAAGGCACTGATAATTTGGTTTGCACCATCGGCTGTTTTACCAAATTCTGATATTTCTAGTCTTGCTAATCCTAATCTTTCTTGTAGTATTCTAAATACAGGAATACCTCTGTCTGCTAATCTGTTTAGATCTTCTAATCCTAAACCACCTGCTGTACTACGTGATACTAAGTCTAGTGCGGCTTGGAATGTGCCCATTTGATCAGTAGATACACTAG